CGCGCGCCCGCCGGTCGTCCCCGGCCACGATCTGCCATCCCAGGTGTATTGGGTCGTGGTGGGCATTCCGGGCGTGGGGTGGCGCTACGCCGCGATCGATCCATCGCTCACGGTCGGTCATCCGCTACCGCCGACAGCCGAACCGAAAGGCTGATGGGCCTCCGCGAGCGCGTGGGCCACTGGCTGTTGGGTGGACCTCAACAGCCAGCGACGCGCGTCGAGCCATCGATCGAGACGAAAGCCGACGCCGCCGTGACCTCGACCCTGGGCGGGCTGGGCTGGCCTCAACCGATGCTATACGCCGCGCTGGGAGGCTACGCGTCGAACACCGGAGTCCCGGTGACGCCCTTCACCGCGCTCCAGGCGTCGGCGGTTTATGCGTGCATCCGCATGATCTCGCAGGACATGGCGATGCTGAAGCCGTTCGTCCGCCGCACGCTGGTCGGCGGCGGCTATCGCCGCGAGCTTCAGCATCCGCTCGCGAAGCTGTTCCGCCGTCCGAACCGCTGGCAAACCGGGTTCGAATTCGTTTCCTACATGATCACGTCGCTTTGCCTCCGGGGTAACGCCTTCATCGTCGTCGAGCGCGATAAGGACGCGAACCCGATCGAGCTTGTCCCGATCGCGCCCGATCGTTGCTCTATCATGCTGTCGGAGGACGGCGAGCTTTGGTATCGCATCAACAGCCGCCGCCTGGGTTACGGGCTGGTCGTGCCGCCCGACGACATGATCCACCTTAAAAACATGTCGCTCGACGGCTACATGGGCGCCTCGCCGATCGCGCTCGCGCAAGACATCGTGGGCCTTGCCCTCGCGACGCAGCAACACGGCGGCATTCTGTTCCGCCAGGGCGGACAGATCGGCGGGGTGATCTCGCATCCCGGCAAGCTGTCGAAGGAAGCATCCGATCGCGTCGGCAATTCGTGGCGCGAGACGCACGCCGGAGTCCAGAACGCGCACAAAGTCGCGATCCTGGAGGAAGGGATGCAATTCAACAAAATCGCGATCACGAACGAAGAGGCGCAATTCCTGGAGACGCGCCGCTTCCAGGTGCAAGAGATCGCCCGCCTGTATGGCGTGCCGCCGCACCGCCTCGGTGAACTCGACAAGGCGACGCTGAACAACATCGAACAGCAAAACCAGCAATACGTTGACAGCGCCTTGAAGCCGATCGCGAACGCGATCGAGCAATTGTTCGATCATCATCTGTTGTTCGACGACGAACGATCGATGCTCGAATGTAAGTTCGACTTTGACGACATGACGCGCGGTGACATGAAAACCCGCTTCGAGGCATATCAGATCGGAACCCTCAACGGCTGGCTGAACCGCAACGAAGTCCGCGCCCGCGAGAACATGAACCCGATCGAGGACGGCCACGGCGACGAATATCGCGTGCCGCTCAACACCGCCGTCCCGTCCGACAACCTCGCGCAGACCACGACCGCGCCCTCCGTGACCGACGACGCGCCGGGAGCGAACGCGACCACGCCGGAGCCGGGGCCGACCGACGATGACGAATGACGACATCGCGATCGACATCGCGAGCGACACGATCCGCCTCTATGGCCTCCGCTACAGTCTCGGTTTGTTTCGCACGCTGGGCGTCGCCGCCGTGGGTGCCGCGTTTCGGATCGTGCATCGCGAGGGCGAGACGTTGACGCTGGAGACGATCCGCGAGGGGGACACCGATGCAAATCATTAGCGCGACGCAATTCAAAACCTTGAACCGGGGCCGCAACGTCACGCGCTCGATGATCGCCGTGCGCAAGCAAGTCATCGCCCCCGCCGAAGGTCTGCCGCATGTTAACGACGTGCGCGCGCTCCGCTTCACGATCTCGACCGGCGATGTCGATCGCGAACAGGACACGATCGCGATCGCCGGTTGGGATCTGAAAAACTACATCCGCAATCCCGTCGTGCTCTGGGGTCACGACGCCTCGCGACTGCCGATCGGACGCGCCTTCGATGTCGCGATCGAGGATGGCGCGCTGAAAGCCTCGATCGAATTCATTCCGCTCGACACACCAGAGGGCGGCGCCTTCGCCGAGTCCGTTTATCGCCTCGCCCGTTCCGGCTTCATCGCCGCGACCTCCGTGGGCTTCCGCCCCCTGAAATGGGACTACACGCGCGACGCCGCGCGCGGAGCCGACGACTGGTTTCCGGGGATCGACTTCGAGGAGCAAGAGCTTGTCGAGCTTTCCGTTGTCACCGTGCCCGCGAACCCGGAGGCGCTGATGGACGCGCCCGCGCCGGGTGAGGGCACGTCAACCGCGTCCGACCTCCCGCCCGTCACGGGTGAGGAGGTGACAGCCTTCAACGAAGAACAAACAAGAGCACGAGCACGCCGCCGACGCGCGCTCCAACTGGCAATGGCCACGAACGACTAAATCGAAACAATCGCGCGACGACGCGAAAGCGCGCGCGCATGCAAAAGGGTAAACAGCAAATGGCTGGCTTGTCAGAGAAACATCGCGACCTGAAGCGTCGGCGCGCTGAAATCGTCGAGAAAATGACGACCTTCGACGAACTGTCCGCCGCGCTCGCCGCGATCGATCAACGCCTCCAGCGCGTCGCCGCCGCGATGACCGCCGCCGCCGAAGGGGCGACGGACGCGAACGGAGACGACGACAGCGACACCGAAGCCGACGACGACGACAAGAACCTCGCCCGTGGCGGCTTCCGTGTGCGGAGCGGAGCCGAGAAGGTCCCGGCACGAGCGAAGCGCGATCCCGACGCTGGCCTGAAGGACAAGCGCGGCATCAAAGCCTCGCGCTATGTGCTCGGGTTGTTGCACGCCCGTTTCCATCATGTCGGCATGGACAAGGCGGCGGAATTCGTAAGCACCCGCTTCGGCGACGACATCGTTGCGCGCGCCCTCAACAGCGGCGTGACGGGCGAAGGCGGCGCGCTGATCCCGCAAGACTTCATGGCGGACCTGATCGAGCTTTTGCGCGCCTCGACCGCTGTTCGCGGGGCGAACCCGATGGAAGTCGGAATGCCGATGGGGAACCTCACGATCCCGCGCCTCGCCGGGGGCGCGACCGCCGCGTATCAGAACGAACTCGACGACATCGCCGTGTCGCAAGAGCGGTTCGACGATGTGAACTTCGTCGCGAAAAAGCTCACCGCGATGGTTCCCGTGTCGAACGATCTGATCCGCCGCGCGCCGATCGGTGTCGAGGAAGTGGTGCGCGACGATCTCGTGCAAACCGTCGCCCGCCGTGAGGATTTGGCGTTCCTCCGTGGTGACGGAACCGACAAGGGTCCGGTGGGGATGAAGTCGCTTTGCCTCGCCGCGAACAAGATCACGGTTACCGCCATGCCCGCGACGCCCGCGCCGGGGGATCAGGTGACCGCGATCCTCGCCGGGGTGTCCGCCGCGATCCTCGCGCTGCAAAACGGCATGTCGAGGATGATCCGCCCGACCTGGATCATGGCGCCGACGATCGCCCGCTTCATCGCGACCGCCCGCGACTCTGTCGGCGGGTTTTACTTCAAAGATGAAATGGCGAGCGGAATGCTGGAGGGTTACCCCGTCCGCCTGACGCAGCAAATCCCGACGAACCTCGTGATGACGACCTTCACGAAGGCGAGCGAAGTCTACTTCGTCGACATGGCCGACTTCGTGATCGCCGACACTTACAACGTCGTCGTCGATGCCTCCGACGTCGCCGCTTACAACGACGGGGTTGGGATGGTCTCGACCTTCCAGCGCGATCAATCGCTGTTCCGCGTCATCGCGGAGCACGATTGCAATATGCGGCACCTTCAATCGCTCGCGATCCTGTTGACGCAGGATTGGGCCTTCAGCGGCCTCCCAGGTTCTGTCGGGGCGCCTTACTCGACGCAACCGCTCAACCCCACATGGTCGCAAGCCGCCGCCATCAGGCCCGCCCTGGCGACCGGCGCGAACGCGCCGCCCGCGCTCAAAGACCCGGCATAACGGCGCGAACGCACCGCCCGCGCGCTCAAAGACCCGGCATAATCGGAGGAGCTTTGCACAATGCCAGACGATCGCACGACCGCGCCGCGCCTGATCCCCCTCGGCTCGATGCCGGGGGGGTTCGAATTCCCCCCGCGCCGCTATCCGCCCGACCCGCAACATCTCGACATCCCGCAAACTTACGACCCGCGCGCGTCGGTGCAGCTTGAACGCAGCGCGCGCGACATCGCGGCGGGCATGCCTGGAGCCGCCGCGCGCGAGGATGCCGACCGCG